GAGGGGCCGTATTCATCATCGTGTTCACGTAAATACCCATATACACAACACCCAGAAAGTTGTTTGATATGTGTTAATAATGTAGGATTTAGATAATTTTTTATATATTCTGGTAGATTACTTATATCCTCTACAAATAAATTTTGAGGTTGATTGACAGAATCGATTTCATGTGGTAAAATATGTTTACTAAATAACATTGTTGATGCTCCTTCAAAGCATTAAAGTGGTTGGGAATTGGTAGTTCCGTGAACCACACTTATTTATCTACTTAAACAAAAGGAATACAAATGAACAATTCAATATTTGAAGATCAACGTAAGTTTATGCAAGCGAGTGATCAAACAGTTGACAAATACAATGAAGGACAGTATAATCTATACTACAACTTAATTAAAGAAGAAGTGCAAGAATTAAAAGAAGCTTTTGAAGCAGACGATAAAGTTGAAGTTCTTGATGCGCTTCTTGATATTATTGTGGTATCCATTGGTATGGCGTATTCTGCTGGTTTTGATATTGAAGGTGCGTGGAATGAAGTTATTCGTTCTAATATGAGTAAAGTAGACCCAGAAACTGGTAAAGTATTAAAAAGAGAAGATGGAAAAGTATTAAAACCGGCTACCTTTTCAGCACCTAATTTAACCCCATTCTTAGTAAGGTAATAAATATGGCACAATATTCAAGATACTGGTCCTGCTCCAAATTGGCAGATTGGATACGTGGAACTGAAAAAGGTTCTTCTAAATCTGGTCGTGGATGGTCTGAATGGACAAAGGCATCAAAAGAAAATCATCCCTATAGACATTGGTTAGCAGAAGACGGATTAGATTATCTTCAGAATTTTGTTTATTGGCCATCTAATAGAATTAATGACATTATATACTATTTCAATAATAGATGGGTTACTAAATCACACGCATTAACAGCCCATCCACGTGATGTTAAACCAGGTGCCTGGTGTGATGTTGGCCGTAGATTTCTTCCTTGCATGTTTAATGAATTAGTTGATTTTGTTGAAATAGAACAAGCTTGGTCTCAAGTAGTGTGGGATGAAGATGCTAGAAAGAAATTTAAAACACCATGGTGGAGAAAATCGTTCCTTAGACTTCGTACTTGGCGTTCACCCGAAGCTGGAATGGAATATTTAAATTGGGCATCAACCTTAATAGTGGATGAGACCTGGGGTATAGATAAATCTCATCCAGATTATGGAAAACTATCACTCCAAGCAGAAAATGCATTAGAAATTAAAGCATTATATCAATGGTGGACTGAAGTATATCTAAATAGACCAGATCCTTATGATATAAGTGGATGGAGTGAAATATGTAACAGAACTCGTGCAGATGGTGATATATTATCAATGTTTGACCGTGAAAATACAACACCAGATGAAGTTGCTGAACGAAATGTTTCTCATACTGAATTAAAACGGATAGAAGAAGAATATGAAAAGGAAGAAGAAGAAATGATGATACGACTAATACGTATTAGAAATAGTTTATGGACATAGTTAGTAATTTTTGTAATAAATGCTGTAATGAGCGTCACTATTCTAATAAATATGATGCTTATTACTGTGAATTATGTAATAAATGGATGGAAGAGAAATGTGATGATGAAAATTGTGAATTTTGCTCATCGCGTCCAAATAAACCTAGTCAAATGGAACTGAATAATGGCTAAAATAATCAAAGTTGCTGGATCTTCGGCAAAACCTAAAAAATCTAAGAAAACTAAAATCACAAGTGCTACTATTAGAGAAAATAGGGGCAAGGATTTAAGTCCAACTTGGGATAATTGTGAACAATTAGATGCATTACAATTTCTAAAACACTATCATAGTGCAATGCAATATTATAATGTACAATTCAATGGTAAAGATCTTAAACCGGCAGTTATTAAATGGATGGAAGCTAATGAATTAGACAAAACTTTAATAATTTCATATAAGAAGACTAAAGACTGGCGTACAAGTAGTACAATGGGTGCTATTGCCAGTTGTTTATTAAGAGGTATGCCAGAACAACGAGATGATTTTAATAATGGCTCAAATATAAAAGAATGGTTGATAAATTCTATTAATACAACGGTAGAAGCTGGCAAAGCAGACATCGAATCTGATGAAGAAACCGATAAAAAGGCAGCTGCTCCTGTTATTAACATTCAAGAACGTGTTCGTGAAGCAACGGTTAGAATGACGGATGAGATAGAAGATGCTATTGAAGTATGGATAGAAGCACCAGATAAATTTGATCCAAAACAAATTAAGATTCTTAATTTACTTAAAGGAAAAGAAGCAAAACCAGTCCATGCTAGGATAATTAAAGAATTTTATTATTCTGGTTTACAGGAAATTACTGAAGTTATTGAAGGTACTGATGAAGATCTGAAAGAAGGATATAGTCACCGTAATAAAAAACAACTTAATAATTTATTAGCATTCTATAAAGAAATTGACGCAGCTTGTACCATGTTAATGGAGGAAGCAAAAGTAACTAGGAAACCTAGAGTTAAAAAATCAGTACCAAAAGATAAAGTAGTTGAAAAACTTAAGTATTTAAAGACTTTTGAACCATTGAAGATAGTATCAATTAATCCAACTGATGTAATTGGTTCTAATATCCTATGGATATATAATACTAAGACAAGAAAAATCGGTAAATATATAGCAGATGAATTGACAGGACCACTTACGATAAAAGGAACTACTATAGTTGGTTTTGATGAGCATAAAAGCGTTCAAAAAACAGTTAGAAAACCGGAAGAGAAGATAATTGAATTTAAAAATTCTGGAAAAATAGCATTAAGAAAATTCTTAGAAGATATCAATGCTACTGATACCAAAATGAACGGCAGAATTAATGAAGATACGGTATTATTGAAGGTTGAATAATACAGTAGTATAAAAACACCGTATTATATGTAAATACTAATATGATACGGTTTAATAAATTAATAAACGCACATACTAAAGATATGGATGCAATAAACCAACAAAGACGATATTGGTTAGTTGCTAGTTCTATCGTATATGTTGCTGTTATAATTTTAATATTTGGATGGGATTGGATCACTAACGTCCATCAAAAATCACTATGGTGGATATTCATCTCACTATCATTACTAATAAGTATTAATTGGTGGTATTGGACAATGGAAGTCATATCACATTTATTAGTGCATCAACAGAAAGAAGTAGAATTTATTAAAGAATTATTAAATGATATAAAAGAACTTCAAGACATCATTAAAAATAACATTGACAACCAAGATTAAATACTATATGATAGTATTTTTTAACTTTTATAAGACATAATAATGAATAAAATTGGATTTGCCTGTAAAATTTCTGCTGTTAATGATAAAAATGAAATTGTTTCTATCCCAAAATATAATACAAAAACAACAACTATTGCATGGTTGAATAAACAAACTAAAAAAACTGCTGAAACTAAATTGATGTTATTATTACGGCATAATTTAGAAGCAACTTGTAAAGCAGTAGAATATGTTTCTAAACAAAATCCATCATTGAGACTTTTCAGATTAACGTCTGATATTTTACCAGTCTATACTCATACGGACTGGACATATTTTTATCAATCAGAATCTATTCAACAACTATTACAGCAAAAATTTGCGGCAATTGGTGATTTAGCAAGACACCACGATGTGCGATTATCTTTTCATCCTGGACAATTTTGTTGTTTAGCAAGCGATCGACCAGATGTGGTAGAAAATAGTATTGCAGAATTTGAATACCACGCTGATATGGCACGTTGGATGGGATATGGTAAAACCTTCCAAGATATGAAAATTAATGTACACATTGCTGGTAAACGTGGTCCTGCAGGAATGCTTGAAGCATATGAAAAATTAAGTGATGTTGCTAAAAACTGTATAACAATTGAAAATGAGGAAATGACCCATGGACTTGATGCTTGTCTTACTATTGCTGACAGGATTCCTGTCGTTCTCGATATTCACCATCATTTTATCAAAACTGGAGAATACATCAACCCCGATGACCCACGGGTTGAAATGGTTATTCAAAGTTGGCGAGGTGTTCGCCCTACTTTACATTATTCTATTAGTAGGGAAGATGTTTTGGCCAATCATTGCGCCAGCACTAAACCAGATCTTAACTTACTTTTAGAAGCTGGACATTCTAAACAAAAACTTCGCGCACATTCTGATTTCTACTGGAACGATGCTGTTAATAACTGGGCATTGACATTCTCAGATAAATTTGATATACTTTGTGAATCAAAAGCCAAAAATTTAGCGAGTTTTAAATTATATGATTATAGAACAAGAAAATATCTGGACCAATCAGTGGTTTTATAATAATGCTAAATGGCAACTAAAATTTGTCTGGTTGCCAGTACGCTGTGATAAATCTAATAGATTATTATGGTTTACGTATGCTTATCGTGGTGATATTTCAGTAAATACTTTGGTTGACTCTGGTATGAATAAAGTAACGATACCTGAAACCAGGTGGCTTAGAAAACAAGAGTATATATTCGGTAAAATAGCAGGAACGATATAATAAAGGGGCTTAATGCCCCTTTACTTATTTTGCTTTTTTCGGTCTACCACGTTTTTTAGGAACAAATGATACAACTGTTGGTCCTTTTGCTACTAATTCTTTTTTAGTTCTTTTAGGAACTTTTTTTACAACTTCTTTTATTTCTACAACCTCAGATATTTCTGATACTACTTCTTCTTTAATTTCTTTTGGTTTTTTAACACGTTTTACTACTTTCTTTTCAACAACAGCAACTTCTGCTACTACCGCTACTTCTTCTTTAATTCCAAATAATTTTTTAATAAAATTTAACATAATTTCTCCTTGTTATGTATTTATAATTGATCAATTGTCTTCATACAACTTACTGGTAAATCCCAAATATGTTGTTTTTCTAATCCTTTTTCTTGTGCAAATCTTTTTGCATCACAATTTCCACATACATGGTAATAATGATTATTAATTCTGTTTGGATCCATTTTACCACGTTCTCTTTGAAATAACTCACCACAACAGTCACACATTAACGTAATAATAGTCTTTCGTCTATTATAATTGTGTATAACCCCCAATTTACTAGTTCTTTCATGAACTGTCATTATATATTCTGATTTAATAAACATAATACTATTTACATTAAGATTATAAAACCTATTGATAAATACTTAGAAATAACCCAACGAGGTATAAAAGAATATGACAAAACAAATAATAAACATTGGAACACAGGGTAACGATGGTACGGGTGATAGTATAAGGGATTCATTTGATAAAGTTAACAAAAACTTTACTGAATTATATGCTGTTTTTAAAAGTGGAAACATAGCATTTAGTGATTTATCGGATGCACCAGGTACTGCAAATTTTGTAATAACTAGTATAGTTGCAAATGGTGCAACAGTTACATATAATTTTACAAATCCTAATACAACATATGGCAATCCATACCCAATTACAAGTTCTGTTATCATCAGTGATATGGCACCGACTGGGTATAATGGCACATTTGTTGTTGTAAGTGCTACTGCAACATCCGTAACTGTGTCTAATTCAACAACGGCTTCTGTAATAACATATGGATTGATAACTAGTACAATATATGGTATTAATCAAATTATAACTGGAAGCACTGATGGTACTAGATTAACTGCCAGAACAATCCTCTCAAGTGATAACAGTATAACTATTGATAAATCTAGTAATATAGAAATAGATTTTAAAGTAGCTCCACAATCTATAGTTGCAACATTATCAAGTGATGTTGCGCCAAAATTATCTGCACCATTAAATGCAAATACCTATACAATAGGTAATTTACCAGATCCGGACATCACTACACTTAATAATTTTAATACTACCTGGGGTGCAGCTGGTATAAACACACCATCAACTATATCTAATTTAGCAGTAAACGTAAATTATGGTGCTAGACATTATGTAAATGGTGTTGCAAGCAATATTACAGCAGCAACCTCAACTACTCCCGCAATTGCTGGTACATATACCATATCTGCAACATTAATTGGTCAATCAACAATAACAGCAACCGATTTTATTGGAACAATTGGTGTAACTACTGCAACATCCGGCGCATTTACTACTTTGAGTGCTAGTGG